AGTCCACAAAAGTGAAAACACAGAGGCCTGTGGTAGTTCCAAATAAAAAGGAAGAACATAACAGGCCGTATTCCATATGTCTTAATTTTGGAGGCTATACTTTCGGATATTTACAAGACATTGATCCTGAAAGAAATGAGGATGGAAGTATCAAGGAGTTTCTTCCTCAGAACGACTATGCGAACAAAGACAATCTTCCATTATCCAAGTATGGTGCAGGAGCATTTTGCCGTTTTTCGCTCAGGACTGCTGGAACTTGGAGAGGCGTATACATCTGGGTTTCTGATGGCGAAATCATCTATATTGGTGAAACAGAAAATCTGCAGCAGAGATTTAATGTGGGTTACGGCAATATAGCTCCACGAAACTGTTATGTGGGAGGCCAAAGTACAAACTGCAAAATGAATAAAGTCGTTCTGGATTATTACAAGAGCGGCAGAGCAATTCAAATTTACTTCCTGAATACTGATAAGAACAAAGAGGTGGAACTGGATTTGCTCCGTGCTATAAAAACAAAGTACAATGTCAAGGATAACTGAGGTGCGTGTATGATTGACTGGAATGGGAACGGAAAAATTGATCCGGTAGATGTAGGTATTTCCATAGCTGTTGAGGAACAGGCTGAGGAAGATAACTCTGAGCCGGGAAAGCCGAAAAATACAAAGCACCCTGCTGGCTGCCTTACCTCGGTTATATTTGCCATCGGTGTGGTTGTTGGAATCGTGGGAATAGGAGGTATGATCATCAATGGATGAGATCAGATTGAGGAAAAAGCTGGAAGCGGCTGACTCTATCAGCAGTGAGAAAGCAATCCGTTCAAGATTGTCAAAGGCTCTGGCCGCAGAAAACATGCTTGGAGAGAACTTCGATGTTATTGTGGCAGACGACAGAAAAATGTATCAGGCTCTCCTGAAATTAAAAGAAAATCCGCGTGAGAAAAATGGTGTATACCAGAACTCACTGCGGTGGTATTATCAGGCGGTAAATGATAGGTCTTTTCCTAAATTACAGGAATATGAACGCGAGCATATGAGAAGACTCTGAGACTAAAATGCGATAACAGAGCAAGTTCCCCATCACCGGAGAGAATCCAATGGTGAGGAGCTTTTCTTATGCCTTGATGGTCTGGCCGTTGCGGAAGGTTACGTCGATGTCACCCTCGCCGTTTACCGTGAGGTAGTCCGTCAGGGCGTTGAAGGCGTCGAGGGAGAACTCGGTCAGCTGTTCCGGCATTTTCCCGAAGGCCGTCAGGAAATCCTCGACACCAGCCTTCTGTGCCTGTGTCTGGCTGATCTGCTCGTTCAATTCATCGAGCCGGGCTTTGAGGGCATTGTACCGGGCGGTCAGGTCGTCGTACTTTTTCTGGTAGGCTTTCTGGTCAAGGGCGACGTGGGCGTTTTCGTAGATGTTCTGCTGGACAGCATCGGAAACCACCTGCGCTTCCTCCAGCAGCTTATCTCGCTCGGTTTCCTGCTCCGTGGTGTCAAAGAGCAGCTCCATCATCTCGCGTCCGTTGGCGATGACTGCATCCTTTGTTGCCAGCAGCTTGTTTGCCGCTGACAGGAAGGCATCCTGAATCTGCTCGTCGGTCAGGTGCGGAGTGGTGCAGCGCTTGTCGCCGTCGAATTTGTGATTACACTGCCAGATGATTCGGCGGTACTTGTCGGTCGAGTGCCAGACCTTTGAGCCGTACCAGCTTCCGCATTCTCCGCAGCGGATTTTGCTGGAGAAGGGATGCACGCCGCTGTGGTACTTCCTGCCTTTTCCGCGCTTGGCCATCTCGCGCTGAACCATGTCGAACTTCTCCGGCGGGATGATTGCCTCGTGGTTTCCTTCCACGTAGTATTGCGGAATCTCTCCCTCGTTCTTTTTCTGTTTCTTTGTCAGGTAGTCGACTGTGAAACGCTTCTGCAGCAGGGCATCGCCTTTGTACTTCTCGTTGCTGAGGATGCTCTTGACCGTGGAAATGCTCCACTTATCCTTGCCGCCCGGTGTCTTGATGCCGTCGTCTGTGAGCTTCTGCGCGATGCCGTGGTAGGTCAGGCCTTGCAGGAACATATCGTAAATGTTCCGGACGGTTTCTGCCTGCTCCGGATTGACTACCAGCTCACCGTTCGCACCTCTGTCATAGCCGAGGAACCGGTTAAATGGAATCGTGACCTTGCCGTCTGCAAAGCGCTTTCTCTGTCCCCATGTGCAGTTCTCTGAAATGCTGCGGCTTTCCTCCTGCGCCAGCGAGCTCATGATCGTGATGAGCAGCTCGCCCTTACCATCGAAAGTCCAGATGTTTTCCTTCTCAAAATAGCACTCCACGCCATGTTCTTTGAGCGTCCGGATGGTCGTCAGGCTGTCCACGGTGTTCCGGGCAAAGCGGCTGACGCTCTTGGTAACAATGAGATCGATCTCTCCGGCCAGAGCGTCGGCGACCATTTTCTTGAAGCCCTCGCGGTGCTTGGTGCTGGTGCCGGTTATGCCTTCGTCGGTGTACACGTCCACGAACTCCCAATCATCCCGGCTCTTGATGTAATTGGTGTAGTAGTCGATCTGCGCCTCGTAGCTCGTGAACTGGTCGTCGTGATCCGTGGAGACGCGGGCGTATCCTGCCACCCGGCGCTTCTTATTCTCCGTAATGGGAGAAGCGGTAAAGCGCGTCAGCGTGGCCGGGATTGTTTTTACTTTTTTGCCTTGGTTGATGCCCAATATTTCTCACTCCTTATCTTCTTCATGGTTTCGCTCATTTTCTGCCTGCGTTCCTCGGTGAAGCTGGCCTTGATGGCCTCGACCTGCTTTTCCCTGCGCTCCGGTGTCCATCCCGGCATCCGGCGCTTGGTGCTGTAGGTCATGGCCTCCTCATGGCCGTCGTAGAAGCAGAAGGTAATGTGGCCACCCGGTGAGATGGAAACGTGGTCGATTTTCTCTTTGAAAAGCTCCTCGTCCAGCGTCTCAAGGCCGAGCGCCTTCGCGGAAAGCTCCCGGAGCGTATCCTCGTGGATGCAGTTGTTGCTGCAGGTGTTCGTGGTAGCACAGGCGTAAAGGTGGTACTTCTCGCCAGTGGACTTCTTCCGGGTCTGCCTACGGTAGTTATTGCCACACTCGGCGCATTTGAGCTTTGCCGTGAAGCAGGATACATCGTCACGCTTAATGGCGTGGTTCCTGCGGTAGGCCGAGGCCTTATTCCGGGCTTCCTCTGTCCATGCATCCTTCTTGGCAGTGCTTACCCATGTGAGGGTTTTGAGCGTGCCGTCTGTCATGTGGAAATTGAGGATACCCTGCTCCGGAATGGTTATGACCTCGATCTGCTTTGCGAAGGCATCCTCGTCAAATTCCTCAAGGCCGAGTGCCTCCGCGCATTTTTGCCGGAGTATGTACTCCGGGATCTCCATCGCCTTGCACTCGCCGTTTTTCTTTTTGCTGGAACCGCATACCCAGCCGACCAGCTGATCGCCGAGCTGTGTCATTTTTGCCCGGTTCTTTCTGGTGTTCCGGACGTAGCTCTTGCCGCATTTCTCACACTTGAGCTTTGCCGTGAAGCAGGTGATGTTCAGGCTCTTGTTGGCAAAAGCTCCAAGCTCCCTGCGTCGTGCCATCTCGTCCTGCACATATTGGAAGGTCTCCATCGGGATAATGGCCTCGTGGGTGTTCTCCACGTAGTACTGCGGCAGCTCGCCGTGGTTTTTCTTGCGCTTCTTGGAAAACGGGTCTGCGAAGTATTCCTTCTGCAGGAGCATGTTCCCGGTGTAGGTAATGTTGGAAAGCACGACCTTGATGTTGGAATCCACCCAGCGGCAGCCGTCCCTCGTGGTGATGCCTTCGGCGGCAAACTCGCGCTCCGTTTCGAGGCGGGACTTCCCATCAAGGAAGTTCTGGTAGATGCGCTTTACGATGACAGCCTCCTCCGGGACAATGACCAGCTGATCGCCTTCCCAGCGGTAGCCGTACACCCGGAAGTGTCCGTTCGGAGTGCCTTGCTCCATGCGCTTGCGGACTCCCCATTTCACATTGTTGCTGATGCTTTCCGATTCCGACTGTGCGAAGGAAGCGAGGAGCGTCAGCATGACCTCACCGTCGCCGGAGAGACTGTCGATGTTCTCCTTTTCAAACCGGACGCTGATGCCCAGCTCCTTTAAGTGTCGGACGGTCTTTAAGAGGTCTACGGTGTTCCGGGCAAATCTTGATATGCTCTTAGTGAGCACAATATCGATCTTTCCGGCCTCGCAGTCTGCAATCAGGCGCTGGAACTCATCGCGCTTCTTGGCGATGGTGCCGGTTATGGCCTCGTCAGCATAGACGCCGACATATTCCCACTCCGGGTTGTTCTGAATAAGCTCCGAATAGTAGCTGATCTGGGAGGAGAGGGAATGGTGGAGCCGTTCTGTTTCCATTGACACGCGGGCGTAGGCTGCGACCTTTTTTCTGGTCGGAAGCGCCGGTATCTGCGGCTCTATTTTCGTGATCTTCGCCATTTGAATCACTCCTTTCCAGCTACTATACATCACTCTAAAAGCCTTATTTATCAAGCGTTTTCGGAAAATAATGTGCCGAATATCGGCTGGTATTTCTCCCGCATTTTTGTATCAATTATGGCGTACTGCTCCTCGGTGATAAGGCCGTCCTTGAGCATGGTCTGAAACATATTCATGCTGGCCTGATAGAGCTTTTCCCGCTCGAACTGATCCTCATCCATGACTGCCACCTCCGAATCGCCCGGTGATGTAACAGGAATGTGAACAGTACTTGCGGCTCTTATTTCCATAAACAGTA